CTTTCATTGTTTTGCTCCTTCTAAAATCTCTCTTGCCATTTCTTCAACAGCAAACCAACAAAGAAGATTCTTAAGAGTATGAGTACAGGCTATTGTCTCTGATCCGTTTAGAGTTGCAATAAACTCAAGAGGGCTTATTTCTTGATCCTCAGCAAACTCCTCAACTAAAGCCCAAATTTCTTCCTCGAACTTATCAAACCAGTCAACAGTCTCTTTATAATATATATGAGAATGAGCGCAACAACTCACACAACCATTCTCTATTATATTCTCAAGTTCTTCTTTGTTATAAGTATTCTTTATGTCTTCTTTCATTCTTATGCTCCTTCTTTTATAAGATTAGTGTATTCCTTTACATATACAAGATTTCCTGCGCTATTTAGTCCAATAACGCAACCATCAACATAATTATCATGAGAAATTCTCTCTTTTAATGCTTTTATAGCATTTTCTTCTTTCAAGAACGTTGCTCTTGTTAATGTAGGTAAATAACCAGAAACTTTTAAGATTAATTGATATTTTATGATTTCTTTAGCTTTCATTGTTATGCTCCTTCTTTTATACCTTGATTCATTCAAGATATACACATATCTTACACACTAACAACAATAAAAACAAGAGATAAACAATCTTTTAATGTAACTCTATAGTATACAAGAGTTAAAACAATGAGTATGTATGACCATAATAAATGGCAATTGCTTAGATGTTCTCAAGACCTACCCCAATAATCATTTCACTTCTATAATAACAGACCCTCCTTATGGCTTATCCTTCATGGGTAAGAAATGGGATTATGAAGTACCATCCATAGAGATATGGAAAGAATGTCTTAGAGTTCTTAAACCAGGAGGAACCGCTCTTATCTTTGCAGGCTCTAGAACTCAGCATAGGATGGCTTGTAATGTTGAAGATGCAGGCTTTATCTTAAAGGATTGTTTGATGTGGCTGTATGGATCAGGCTTTCCTAAAGCTACTGATATCAGTAAGCAGTTTCAAAAGAATGGCTTAGAAAGTGATAGTTTCAACGGCTACAAATCCCACGGCTTAAAACCCGCCTATGAACCAATCTTACTAGCAATGAAGCCCAACGAGGGTTCGTACGCTCAGAATGCTCTTAAATGGGGAGTGAGTGGAATTAATATTGATAAGGCTCGAGTAGAATATATAGGGAAAACTGATCCAAGAACTTTTAACGGTAGTTGGAAGACAGATAAATGTGCTAAAAATATTTATTGTGGTGGTTATGAAGGTGCAGATCAAACCGTTTCTAACCAAGGCCGTTTCCCTTCCAACATAATACTAGACGAGGAAGCTGGAAAGATGTTGGATAAGCAAAGTGGATTTAGTAGAAGCAGACCAGATGAAAGAAATGAAAACAGCAATACTGGAAGTAGTGGGATTTATCAGGGGGGTTGGAAAAGAAAGCCTAATTTTGTTAATGACAAAGGCGGAGCTTCCCGCTTTTATTTTAAGGTTGAAAAAGACGATTCTTTTATGTATAATAATGTAAAAGAAGAGGTTTTATGTGGATTAGAGAAGACAAAGGAAGAAGGTACGTTTGCTGGAAAGAAAAAGGAAAACAAAAAAGAAAATTTGAGCATAGATGGGTTTGGGAACAGCATAACGGTCAAATTCCAAAAGGATTCCATATCCATCACAAAGACGGAAACCAACTCAATAATGAAATTTCCAATCTTGACTGTATCGACAAATATAAACATTGGGACTTGCATAATAGAATCAGAGAAAACCATAGAATGGTTAAAGGAATTGAATATAGAAAGTGTCAATGCTGTAGAAAATGGCTATCTCTTGATAGTTTTCAATCAAGAGCAGCAGGTACTTATCAAGGCTACTGTAAAGATTGTTCCAAACGAAAACTTCAAGAATGGAGAGAAAAGAATAAAGAACATCACAACAAATATCATAGAGAATATAGAAAGACCGAATCTAAGATTTAAATATTGTGCAAAAGCTTCCAAGTCTGAACGTAATGGGTCGACCCATCCCACTGTAAAACCTCTCAAGCTCATGGAATATCTAATAAAACTAATAATGCCTCCAAAAGACGGCTTATTGCTAGATCCTTTCGCAGGTAGCGGTTCAACGATAGTTGCAGCAACTTCTCTAGATTATGATTCAATAGGTATTGAGCTAGAAGAAGAATATTGCGAAATAGCTAATAAACGGGTAAGCTATGAGAGGAGCAAGCCTAAACAAATGAAAATGGACTTATAAATTTAAATAGAAGAAGTAATACTATGGAATGGATAAACGTAATTGATAAATTACCTAAAGATGATCAAACTGTTTTAATGATAGAGAAAGGGCAAGATGGAATACCTGTTATAGGATGGTATGAAGACAAAGATTGCATTCATGGCTTTTACCCCGCACATTCCTTTCAAGCCATAAGAATGCATGTAACTCACTGGATGGCGATGCCTAAGCCTCCTAAGGACTAAATGCTAAACATAACTAAAAAGAAGTTTCGAAAGAAATGGAAAAGAGATGAATGGCTTGAGGTAGCAAAAAAGCAATCTGGTAAAGGCTTTACTCTACATAACAAACAAAGGTTAGTTCTTTTTGGTATTGGCAATCTAAAGAAGTGGATAAGCGTAAAATATTATGGATATGAAGACTAAATGCTAATTTTGTAACCTTCACAAGATAAGCTACTTAGTATCAAACTCTCACCGTATGGATAAAAGGAAAAATATTATGGAATGGATAAGTGTTAAGGATCAATTGCCTGAGAAAAAAGGAATGTATCTATGTTGTGTTAAAGGGTTTGAAGATTCAGAGTGTTGTGATGGATGGTATTATTACATGGATTTTGTAGAATTTGGCAAACAAACTGAAGGTATAGACTTTTATGAAGATAGGATAGTTCACAGGTTAAGTAAAAAGAGGAGTTTTAAATGTAATACCGGTGGTTATGCTTCTAAAAAAGTAACTCACTGGATGCCGTTACCAGAGCGGCCTAAAGACTAAAAGCTAATTTTGTAAACCAATCAATCTTAATTACTTAGTATCAAACTCTCACCGTGTGGATAAAATGAAACAAAAGCTTTTGAATCAATATCATGAGATTCACAAAACAATAAAAAAAAATCTGGATATTGTAAGATCTTACTAAAAAAGAGGAGGGAAAAATGTGTTTTTTTATTAGTAGATGTTCTTTTTGTTCAAAAGAAACTCTTGAATTGAAATCATATAGAAAGGAAACCGCCGGTTGCACGGTAACAAAAGCTTGTTGCGATGAATGCTATAAATTGTATCATCCCAAGTTAATAAATGAAGGGTGGGAATTATTGAAACCTAAATCCTAGACGGTTTATTTACCGGGTTTTTCATGTAAATTAACAAGCGATGAAAGGTGATTGCTAAATGTTAAACTTCCACTGTGTGGATAAAAAGATAATGAAATGGAAAACTATTAAGTCTTTTCTTAAAAAATTCATGGTTAAACAAGATCGAAAATCTAAGAAAAGCATAAGAAGGAAAGTTGTAAAAGTATGGATGAGAGACGGTAGGTATCGTATTTATGAATATAACGACAATACTGCCGAACTGGTTTATTGGATAGAAGAAGAAAAAATAGTGATTGATAGAAATAAAACAATAGAATTATTAACTCTCTATTTAGGATGGATTGATGCAGTAAGTTGCAAAAGAGATGCTAAATGTTAAACTTAAGCCCTAAACAAAATCAAACCCTTAAAGAATCGACCGCCCGTATGAACTTTTGGGTTGGCGCAGTAAGATCAGGCAAATCTTATGTAAGTCTTATTAGATGGTTAGAATACATACAAGAAGCCCCACCTGGTAACCTTCTAATGACCGGTAAAACGGCTTCAACAATCAAACATAACTTAGTTGATGAGATATGTAACTTGATTGGCGCTGATGCTAAATATTACAGTGGAAAGAACGAGCTTAATCTATGGGGGCGTAGAATCTATTTGGTAGCGGCGGTTGATGAAAGATCAGAGCAACGCATAAGAGGCAGCTCATATGCTGGAGCTTATGTTGATGAAGCAAGTTTGATTCCAGAGTCTTTTTGGACAATGTTACTATCTCGTTTATCTATTCCAGGAGCTAAACTTTTTGCAACAACAAACCCCGACAGTCCTTTTCATTATATAAAAAAGCAATATCTAGATCATAAAGATGAATTGGACATGAAAACCTTTGAATTTTATTTAGATGACAACCCTTCTCTTACCGAGGAATTCAAGACTAATCTTAAGCAAGAGTATCGTGGTTTATGGTATCGCAGGTATATTAACGGTGAGTGGTGTTTGGCTGAAGGTACAATCTATGATTTCTTTGATGAAAAGATTCATTGCATAAACCATAACATGACTCCAGGTTTGGCTCAAGACTATTATGTTGGTATTGACTATGGCACTACAAACCCTTGCGCTTTTGTTCTATTGGCTCATAACCCCAATACCTACCCTAACATGTGGATTGAGAAGGAGTATTTTTATGACTCTGAAAAACATAACAGACAAAAGACTGATACTGAATATGCTGAAGATCTAAGAAACTTTATTGAAGGCTATCCCATAAGAACAATATATATTGATCCTAGCGCTGCATCATTCAAGTTAGAATGTCAAAGAGGTGGAATAAGAAACATACTGGATGCTGAGAATGAAGTTTTAGATGGTATAAGATTTGTAGCTACCCTTCTAACCAATGGTACTCTAAAGATAACAAGACAATGTCCTAACTTGATTAAAGAGATGGCGGCTTATGTATGGGATTCTAAAGCAAAAAATCTTGGTGAAGACAAACCGTTGAAGAAGAATGACCATTTACAAGACGCATTAAGATATTTATGCTATACTGCGTTTGGCAAAACTTTTGGATCTCAAGATCGAATGACTCCCGAAGACATAAAGAACTTAAGAAGAAAGGCAGGAGTATTATAATGAAATGGATAAAGATAACAGATAAAAAGCCCGAAGAAGAAGGCATTTATTTGATAAAAATTATAAAGACAGGATTGCCTGCACAGTCTTTTTTTGCGGCAATACCCGCTTCAACCGAAATTAAGTGGGCATATTGGTCTTGGATTAAATCGAAAATAATAGAAATAACAACAGAAAAAATTACCTATGCCATAGAATGGGGGTTTTTCGACTCTAAAACTGATTCAGATCTAATACGGGATGTTTATGAATGGATGCCGTTGCCAAAAGAAAAAGATGAGTAAGAAGCAAGGCAGGAGTATTATAATGATGGAATACGAAAAGCTGATAAAGGATTGTCCTAATCTATACCGTCATGGTATGTATTTTGAATGTGGGCCGGGCTGGTATAAGATCATTGAAAATCTAAGCCATAAGCTTGAAGCTCTTATTGATGGAAAGCAATCGTTCTATGCTACTCAAGTAAAAGAGAAATACGGCACTTTACGTTTTTATATGAGTTTAGAAACGAAAGATATGGGTGAGCTTATAGAAGAAGCTGGATGTAAAACTTCCATTACATGCGAAGATTGTGGAAAGCCTGGAATCTTAAGAAATGATGGCTGGGTTCGAGTAACTTGCCTGGAATGTGAACAATTAAGCCAATCAAAGAGAAATTAAAGTGATTATAACTAACCCTATAATTGTACAAACCAATTAACTCTTGCACATATCGAAGCTATCAACAATTTGATGTTAGAATATTTAATAGAATTTTCTTAGTCGGAGTAGCTCAGTGGGAAGAGCTTTTTGGGGTTACAAGACATCGCAAGAGAGTCTTGCCTTTATAAATTAGTCGAGGGTTCGAATCCCTCCTCCGACATTTTAAATACATCAAAGAAAGAATTCTCTTAACTTTTCTAAAGAAAATATTTACAGTAAAGATAAATTATATCTTAACCTTACTAAGGAATAATCATGGTTTATCAAACACGTTTAAATGAATCTTTTTATACGTCAGGAGATTCAGGTTCTATTCTTCAATTGATGCAAGAATCATATTCTAAGAATTCTCAAGCTAATCAAAGCTATTGGATAGAGGGAACTAAAGATGTTCGGTTTAAAGCCGGAGATCAGACTTTATGGAATGAGCTTTACAATCAATATCCTTCATATCAGAGAAAACAGTTCAACTTTAATAAGATCAGAAGAATTATAAATATGATTACCGGATTCCAAAGAAAGAACCGTAAATCTACTTCTTGTATGCCAATAGAAGGATCGGATGAAGAAACATCAGATCAATTCGGAGCGCTTTTAGATTGGGTTGCTAATCGTGCTAATATATATGAAACGATATCTTCTGCTTTTGAGGGAGCTTTGACAACAGGTATGAGTCTTCTTTCTATGTGGGTGGATTATAGAGGTGACCCACTTTCAGGAGATTTAAGGCTAGACAA